AGATGGGCGCTTCTGTTGCGTTATCCAATACCTCTGTAGATACATGTGAAGATATGGATGTAACTGAAGATATGGAGGATATAGTGTTGATGGCGGACAAGAGTCATTCTTACATGTCCCCTGAGATGGCGAGATGGGCTGATGCTAAATATGGCAACAATAAAGGGGCTCTGGTCGAGTACAAAGTCGGAACCTCGATGACTTTACCTGCCACCTGGGCAGAGAAGGGTAAGGCTATCTTACCGTTGTCGGGGATCTGTGTGAGGAAACCCCAATTTTCGAAGCCGCTTGATGAGGAAGACGACTTGAGGTTATCAAACATGAATTTCTTTAAGGTGAGCGATCTGAAGTTGAAGAAAACTATCACTCCAGTTGTTTACACTGGGACCATTCGAGAGAGGCAAATGAAGAATTATATTGATTACTTATCGGCCTCTCTTGGTTCTACGCTGGGTAATCTGGAGAGAATTGTGCGGAGCGATTGGAACGGTACTGAGGAGAGTATGCAAACGTTCGGGTTGTATGACTGCGAAAAGTGCAAGTGGTTATTGTTACCAGCCGAGAAGAAGCACGCATGGGCCGTGGTTCTGGCAAGTGATGATACCACTCGCATAATCTTCCTTTCATATGACGAATCTGGTTCTCCTATAATTGATAAGAAAAACTGGAAGCGATTTGCTGTCTGTTCTGAGACCAAAGTCTATAGTGTAATTCGTAGTTTAGAGGTTCTAAATAAGGAAGCAATAGTCGACCCCGGGGTTCACATAACATTAGTTGACGGAGTGCCGGGTTGTGGAAAGACCGCCGAGATTATAGCGAGGGTCAATTGGAAAACTGATCTAGTATTGACTCCCGGGAGGGAGGCGGCTGCTATGATCAGGCGGAGAGCCTGCGCCCTGCACAAGTCACCTGTGGCAACCAGTGACAACGTCAGAACTTTCGATTCTTTTGTGATGAATAGGAAAATCTTTAAGTTTGACGCTGTCTATGTTGACGAGGGTCTGATGGTCCATACGGGATTACTTAATTTTGCGTTAAAGATCTCAGGTTGTAAAAAAGCCTTCATCTTTGGTGATGCTAAGCAAATCCCGTTTATAAATAGAGTCATGAATTTTGATTATCCTAAGGAGTTAAGAACTTTAATAGTCGATAATGTAGAGCGTAGGTATGTCACCCATAGGTGTCCTAGAGATGTCACTAGTTTTCTTAATACTATCTATAAAGCCGCTGTCGCTACTACTAGTCCGGTTGTACATTCTGTGAAGGCAATTAAAGTGTCAGGGGCCGGTATTCTGAGGCCTGAGTTGACAAAGATCAAAGGAAAGATAATAACGTTTACTCAATCTGATAAGCAGTCCTTGATCAAGAGTGGGTACAATGATGTGAATACCGTGCATGAAATTCAGGGAGAAACCTTTGAGGAGACGGCAGTTGTGCGTGCCACCCCGACTCCAATAGGTTTAATTGCCCGTGATTCACCACATGTACTAGTGGCCTTAACTAGGCACACTAAGGCAATGGTGTATTATACCGTTGTGTTCGATGCAGTTACAAGTATAATAGCGGATGTGGAAAAGGTCGATCAGTCGATCTTGACCATGTTTGCTACCACTGTGCCTACCAAATAGCAATTAATGCAGAACTCTCTGTATGTCCATCGTAATATTTTCCTCCCTGTCAGTAAAACGGGGTTTTATACAGACATGCAGGAGTTCTATGATAGATGCCTTCCTGGGAATTCCTTCGTACTGAATGATTTCGATGCCGTAACCATGCGGTTGAGGGACAACGAATTTAACTTACAACCTTGTAGGCTAACCTTAAGTAATTTAGATCCGGTACCCGCTTTGATTAAGAGTGAAGCGCAGAATTTTTTGATCCCCGTTTTGCGTACGGCCTGTGAAAGGCCGCGCATTCCGGGTCTTCTTGAGAATCTTGTAGCTATGATAAAGAGGAATATGAATACTCCTGATCTAGCTGGGACCGTAGATATAACTAACATGTCGATTTCTATAGTAGATAACTTCTTTTCTTCTTTTGTTAGGGATGAGGTTTTGCTTGATCACTTAGACTGTGTTAGGGCTAGTTCCATTCAAAGTTTTTCTGATTGGTTTTCGTGTCAGCCAACCTCAGCGGTTGGCCAGTTAGCTAATTTCAATTTCATAGATTTGCCTGCCTTTGATACTTATATGCATATGATTAAGAGGCAACCCAAGAGTCGGTTAGATACTTCGATTCAGTCTGAATATCCGGCCTTGCAAACTATTGTTTATCACCCTAAAGTGGTAAATGCAGTTTTTGGTCCGGTTTTCAAGTATTTGACCACTAAGTTTCTTAGCATGGTAGATAGTTCTAAGTTTTTCTTTTACACTAGGAAAAAACCAGAAGATCTGCAGGAATTTTTCTCAGATCTCTCTTCCCATTCAGATTATGAGATTCTTGAGCTTGATGTTTCTAAATATGACAAGTCGCAATCCGATTTCCATTTCTCTATTGAGATGGCAATTTGGGAAAAATTGGGGCTGGACGATATTTTGGCTTGGATGTGGTCTATGGGTCATAAAAGAACTATACTGCAAGATTTCCAAGCCGGGATAAAGACGCTCATTTATTATCAACGGAAGTCTGGTGATGTAACTACTTTTATAGGTAATACCTTTATTATCGCAGCGTGTGTAGCTAGTATGTTGCCGTTAGATAAGTGTTTTAAAGCTAGTTTTTGTGGTGATGATTCGCTGATCTACCTTCCTAAGGGCTTGGAGTATCCTGATATACAGGCTACTGCCAACCTTGTTTGGAATTTCGAGGCGAAACTTTTCCGAAAGAAGTATGGTTACTTCTGTGGGAAGTATATAATTCACCATGCCAACGGCTGTATTGTTTACCCTGACCCTTTAAAATTAATTAGTAAATTAGGTAATAAGAGTCTTGTAGGGTATGAGCATGTTGAGGAGTTTCGCATATCTCTCCTCGACGTTGCTCATAGTTTGTTTAATGGTGCTTATTTCCATTTACTCGACGATGCAATCCACGAATTATTTCCTAATGCTGGGGGTTGCAGTTTTGTAATTAATTGTTTGTGTAAGTATTTGAGTGATAAGCGCCTTTTCCGTAGTCTTTACATAGATGTCTCTAAGTAAGGTGTCAGTCGAGAACTCGTTGAAACCTGAGAAGTTTGTCAAAATCTCTTGGGTCGATAAGTTGCTCCCTAACTATTTTTCCATTCTTAAGTATTTATCTATAACTGACTTCAGTGTAGTTAAAGCTCAGAGCTATGAATCCCTCGTGCCTGTCAAGTTGTTGCGTGGTGTTGATCTTACAAAACACCTTTATGTCACATTGTTGGGCGTTGTGGTTTCTGGTGTATGGAACGTACCGGAATCCTGTAGGGGTGGTGCTACTGTTGCTCTGGTTGACACAAGGATGCATTCTGTTGCAGAGGGAACTATATGCAAATTTTCAGCTCCCGCCACCGTCCGCGAATTCTCTGTTAGGTTCATACCTAACTATTCTGTCGTGGCTGCGGATGCCCTTCGCGATCCTTGGTCTTTATTTGTGAGACTCTCTAATGTGGGTATTAAAGATGGTTTCCATCCTTTGACCTTAGAGGTCGCTTGTTTAGTCGCTACAACTAACTCTATTATCAAAAAGGGTCTTAGAGCTTCTGTAGTCGAGTCTGTCGTCTCTTCCGATCAGTCTATTGTCCTAGATTCTTTATCCGAGAAAGTTGAACCTTTCTTTGACAAAGTTCCTATTTCAGCGGCTGTAATGGCAAGAGATCCCAGTTATAGGTCTAGGTCGCAGTCTGTCGGTGGTCGTAGTAAGCGGCATTCTAAACCTCCAAATCGGAGGTTGGACTCTGCTTCTGAAGAGTCCAGTTCTGTTTCTTTTGAAGATGGCTTACAATCCGATCACACCTAGCAAACTTATTGCGTTTAGTGCTTCTTATGTTCCCGTCAGGACTTTACTTAATTTTCTGGTTGCTTCACAAGGTACCGCTTTCCAGACTCAAGCGGGAAGAGATTCTTTCCGCGAGTCCCTGTCTGCGTTACCCTCGTCTGTCGTAGATATTAACTCTAGGTTCCCAGATGCGGGTTTTTACGCTTTCCTCAACGGTCCTGTGTTGAGGCCTATCTTCGTTTCGCTTCTCAGCTCCACGGATACGCGCAATAGGGTCATTGAGGTTGTAGATCCTAGCAATCCTACGACTGCTGAGTCGCTTAACGCTGTAAAGCGTACTGATGACGCGTCTACAGCCGCTAGGGCTGAAATAGATAATTTAATAGAGTCTATTTCTAAGGGTTTTGATGTTTACGATAGGGCTTCATTTGAAGCCGCGTTTTCGGTAGTCTGGTCAGAGGCTACCACCTCGAAAGCTTAGTTTCGAGGGTCTTCTGATGGTGGTGCACACCAAAGTGCATAGTGCTTTCCCGTTCACTTAAATCGAACGGTTTGCTCATTGGTTTGCGGAAACCTCTCACGTGTGACGTTGAAGTTTCTATGGGCAGTAATTCTGCAAGGGGTTC